CGAACGTGGGCACCTCGTGTGATTGCGTGCAGCGCAGCATCAGCTACCTCCTGGCCAGGATCGTGAGAGCGAGCGACGATGACAGCCACTCGCGCGCCGTGCCATCAGCCGGGGCGAACCAACCGGGGCGGGTCGCACCATCGATCTGCAACGTCTGAATCACACCGGCCAGCGTCGGGTCGGCGAGCAGCGCATCGACCACGCTCTCGGCGTTACCAGCCGACAAGAACAAGTCCATCTTGCGGGCGGCGTCGATCTGCCCGCCACCGACACGCAACTCCAACGTCAGGCCGATCTCACACAGCGCACCATTGCCACCCGTGGTGGTCGTGCCGAACGACCGGTGATAGTTGATGTAGTTGCCATCCTCGCCGGCACGGGGCAGCACGAGCAGCGCATCGAGCTCGGGCGAGTCGGGCGGGTACCCGTACGCGTTCACCCGCTGCTCCGACGATTCCAGCACGTTGCCGACACAGGTGGCGACGGCGTCGCGGATGTCTGCGATCGAGAGGCCCATCAGACCGGACCACCCGCACGGCTGCGCACCAGCTTGGCGTTGGTGAGTAGCATCGTCACCGACGCGTTCTCACGCACCCGCACTGCACCGAAGTCGGCGAACCCGGCGACGCCGTTGCGGATGTCCTTGTTGTCGAGAATGTCGGCGCTGAGGATCTTCACCGCCTCCGTGTACGCAGCAGGGATCGCGGCCCAGCCGAACGTGGCGGTGACCGACACGGACGCCTCACCCTTGTACGTCTGCGCCCAGGTGGTGCCGAACAGGCGGATACGCGAGTACGGCACCGCCATGCCGGCGGCGTTGATCCCGTTCACCGGCTCGAGCTGGTAGCCGGTCGCTGCGATCGTGCTGCCGCTGTTGGCGACCACGGTCACGGCGGTTGCGTCGTCGATCTCGATCGTTTCGGATCGATCCGACGTCGGCGCGAAGATGCGAGTTGTCGACCCGGAGGCGACTACGAACGCGCGACCGCAGTACCCGGCAATCGCCTGCTCAGCGGCGTCGATCGCAGCCTGCACCACAGGGTCGGGCGGCTCAGTTGGGGCGCCCTTCCAGAGGCGCCATGCGGCCACGGTCAGGTTCGACATCAGCCCCGGCGGCCCTTCGGCTTCGCAGGCACAGCCGTCTCCACCGTCGGCGGCAACGCCTCAGGCACCTCCACCACGGCGGGGGTGAGCGACGCAATCACGGCGTCAACCTGCTTCACCCGGTCGGCCAGACCACGCGACACGTAGCCGGCACGTTCACGCTGCAACACTTCCAGTCGGGCCACAGTGGGCCTCCAATCGTCGCTCGGGGGATCAGTGAGCATCGGTGCCCCACCGACCGCAGAACGGGCGGTGGGGACGGAACCGACTGACCAGGGGGATCAGAATGTTGGGGTGGCCAGAGGTCAGAAGCTGGGCGTGGCCAGGCCGGTCCCGTTGATGCGGGCGTGAGCGTTGGGGTAGCGGCCGACGGTGTAGGCGGCGAACTTGTAGACCACGAACAGCACGCCCAGGGCGGCAGCAGCGGTCTCCTTCGCCTCGATCACCACGGTGTCGTCTTCCCACAGGTGCACCTCGTCGGCGGTGACCGCGTAGATCGCGTCCTCGGTGCCGGCGGTGCCGGTGCCTGCCGTGTAGCGGATGTCGACGTTGGCGTCGACGATCACCGGCAGACCGGCCAGGTAGCCGGAGGGGCCTTCGCCGTAGCCGTACGAGGTGACGCCGCCACCGGACTGCGGGCCGGCGCCGATCAGGTTCACGAACGGGAACGAGGTGCCCACGTTCGATGCCAGCCACCAGAACCGGCGGGGGTGCATCACGAAGTGCGACACGCCACCGTAGTGGTTGGTCTGTACCTGCTGGATGGCGTCGAACAGCTTCGGCCACAGCTCGGCGGCGGTGGGCGATGCGTCGGTGTAGGCGATGTCGAGGTTGGCGTCAGTGACGGCGTTCAGGCCGACCGTTGCCTCTCGGATCATCGTCTGATCGAGCAGCGTCTCCACGTTGCCGAGCAGATCGGCGATGATCGTGGTATCGACGCCGGTCGAACGGCGGATCGCCTGGATGCTGGCGGTCTGCTGGCCGGCGAAGGTGAGCACCGGCACCGAGAGCGTGGTGTCGTCCATGTTCGTCTCGGACGTGGCCGCGTTCTGCGTCTGCACCGCGGCCGACGACTCGGTGGTGATCCGCGAGATTTCCACGGTCATGCCCTGAGCGGGAAGCATGTGCTTGTTGGCGATGTTCGCCAACGGGCGGCCAGCCTTGCGCTTGGGGGCCACCATGTCGGTGAGGTACTGCGGCACGGTGAGCCCGGCGAACGCGGTGGTTGCGACGGCACGGGCTTCCAAACCGGGGCGGTGGATGCGCTCCTCTGCCATGTGCTGCTGGATGCGCTGCGCTGCACCGGGATCGTCGCGCCGGTTCACGAGGTCGGCGAGGAAGTTCACGCCGTCGCGCCGCTCGGTTTCGAGCGAGTAGGTGCGAGCTTCGGCGCCCACCCGCACCGGGGAGGTCGGTGCCTTGGCGGCGGCCTCGTGGCGGCGGGCTTCCATCTGCTCCAGGTCCGCAATGCGGGCCTTGATGCCGTCGGCACCGTCGAGCTCGGTGTCGAGGGCGTTGACCTTGGCGCGGGCCTCGGTGAACGCAGCCGTCTCGGCGTCGGTCAGGTCGGAGCGACCTTCAGCGGCGGGAACAGCGAGGATCGCATCGACTTCGGCCTTGGCCGCGGTGCGCTCGTCGATCTTGGTCTGCAGCTTGGTGCGCAGAACGGTGAGGAAATCGGACATGGGATGTGCTCCTTGTGGAGGTCGTGAGGGTGTTGGGTTCACGGCGTGCAGTGGAGAGCAGGTGCCCACAGGTGCCCGTAGGGGCGGCGTGGTGGCGGCGTGCTTCCGGCGGGCTGCCGGGGGTGTCAGCCGAGTGATTCGGCCAGCGCGAGAGCAAGGCGCAGCGACATGCCGCGATCGGTGCTCTCGGTGTGTTCGGCCGGCGGCTCGGTGGAGCGCAGGCCGATGATCGTTGCCTCGTTGGCGGGGTAGGTCACGGCGGACACGTCGAAGAGGCGAACCTCGAGGATGCGTCGGGTCGTGTAGTCCTCGTTCCATTCCTGGCGAACCGCCATGAACGCGAACGACATCTGATCCACGTCGCCACGATCGAGGCAGGATTGCAGCTCGGCGGCGGACGGGTTGCGAAGGTCAAGCGATGGGACGTCGACGAGTAGGCCCATGTCGTCGGCGGTGAGGGTCATCGTGGCCGACTTCGTGCGAGCGAGCGGCATCCCCTCGTGATTGAGCAGGAACCGCACGTCGTCGCGCTCTGCCAGTGACTTCGTTGCCGCGCCCTTCGCGATCGACTCGGACCAGCCGTACGGCGCGCCGCCAGCCACGTCGTACCAGGTGTCCCACGTGGTCGCGTAGCCGGACACGTGGTAGGTGCCGTCATCGTTGGCGCGGGCTTCGATCTGGTAGCCGCGCGACTCGACGATGTTGCCACCGTTGCGGGCGGCGATCCCGCCGGCGACCAGCTTGGCCGAGTCGGCGGCCAGACGCTCGCGCACGGCATCAGGAAGGGAGCGGGTCAGTAGGTCACGCATCAGCGGCCTCCGATCGTTGCAGGCGACACAGGGCGCGGCACGAACGCCGCACGCTGCTGGTCGGTCAGGGGTGGAAGGTTCTCCAGAGCACGCATCTCGTCGACGGTCATCAGCGGCGCGCCCATCAGATCCGACGTGCGAGCGGCGAGCTCGTAGGATTCGTAGCGGCCTTTCAGGTCGCTACGGAGCAGAGCGTTGACGTTGTGCTTCACGTAGCGGCCGGCGGGCACCAGCGTCGACAACGCCTGCTCGAACGGGATCAGGTACTTCGGCGACAACGACAGGGCGATGAAGTCCGCCATGCGCTGCTCTCGGTTCGCGTAGGTCAGCGACCCACCACCCGAGACGGCTGAGCCGATCAGCTCGGGGAACCCGCCAAGGAACGCACGAGCGATCTCCTCGGTACCGAACCGCTGCGTCTCCAAGAACTGCGAATCGTCTGGCGGGATGTCGACTTTCTCCATCGACCACCCGTTCGGCATCAGCATCGGCTCGCGGCTGCCACGGGTGGTGTCAATAATGCGGGCCTTGAGCGCCTTCGCTTCATCCACTCCGGGGTCGGCGCCGGGCATTTTCAAGAAGACTGTCGGGTGCCCGCCCGAGTCGAAGAACTGGGCACCGAACTGCTGCGCCGCCAACGATGCGCCGATCGTCTGGCGCTGCACCTCGATCGGGTTGCGACCGATCGGCGAGCCCGGCGGCTGGAACAGCGCGAAGTGCCACAGGTCACCGAACGGCCAACGCTCGCGCAACTTGCCATCAACGAACACTCGATAGCGGCGCTCGGTGCGATCCCAGTCCCAGCGCACCCGGTCCGGGTGGATCGTCACCGCACCGGTCGGCTGCCCCATCTCCGCGCCGAGCAGGTCAGCGTACGCGTTGCCACGAGCGGCAACACTACGCAAGATCTGCGCACGGAACGCCACCGCCGTGATCGACGGGTCAGGGTCAGGATCAGCGAACAGCGCCGACAGATTCACAGCCACCTGCGTGCCGGCCTTCGTGGTGAACTCGTCAAGCGGCAACGTCGAACCGACGCCAGCGATCAACTCCAGGCAGGCCCACACAGCCGACGACGACAGTGCACTCTCCTGAGTGACCGGGACGCCGGCGGCGGTCATGTTGCTGCGATCGATGATCGCCTGCAACGCTCCGAGCGTTGCTGTGCGATCCTCCACCTGATCAACCGGGCGAGAGCGACGGAAGATACCCATTCACCACGCTCCGATCAGTAGAACCATGTTTGATGCTTCTCGGGCTCGGCCAGCGTCTCGACCGCACGCACCGCAGCCGTCGCTGCCAACAGCGCCGTGATGTCAGTGCGGGCGCCGGCAAGATCCCACTCCCACCCGTCACCCACCTCACGGCGGAACGCACCACGCACCGAATCCTCGAGCAGCAGGTCACCGAGGTGCACGATCTGCGCATCGGCCACGGCACGCACGAACGCCGCACACGCAGCACGCCACTCCAACCCGTTCAACGGCACCGGCTCGGACGTGGCACACAGAGCGGTCGCCCGCTGAATCTCCGGAGCGAACGCCCGCGACGGCCCGTTGTTGTACCAGGCGACCGACGACGGCTGCCAGGTCTGCACGAACTCACGCAGCCGAGCCTCGAACCGCCACAGCTCGGCGTCACGTACCAGCGTCTCAACATGGACCCGGCCGGCGGCGTTGCGGCCAGCGACCACGAACGACGCCGACAGACCGTTCAGGCCGACACCGACGCCAATCACGCACGGGCCGACAATCTGCGAACTCGCATCCAACAGCGTCGGGCTCATCCACACCTCAGGCGCAATCTCCGACGGGCGCACCTCATGCGTCAACTGCGGCGGGTCCATCCACCGATTCATGTAGCCCCTGAGGAAACCGGGCAGCCCTGGTTCGTAGCCTTCTTCGTCCACCTCGTCAGGGTTGGCGAGCGCCTTCTCCAGCCGCGACAACAGGCGGGCGACCGTGATCGTGTGGCCCAACGCCGGCAGGTAGCGCGCCCACACCTCAGGGTCGCGGTAGTCGGCATCATCAGGCAACGACCACTCCATGTAGCACGAACGTGACGAGCGGGCCTCGGTCACCGTGCGCCGGCCGGCGAGCACCTTGCGCCACAAGAACGTCGACAGGCGGTTGCCGGCCGTGGAGATCACGTACGTTTGCGGTGAACGCCTGGTGACCGTGGCGGCGTCGACCGCTTGCTCCACGATGTCATCCTGACGGGCGAACGCCTCATCGATCACCGGCATGTCGATCACGTCACCGTGCGAACCCGTCGCCGTCGGTGCCTCGATCTGCAGGAATGACATGGTACCGAACAGGATGTGCTCGGACCCGTTGTTGAGCGACGGCTTCCAGTCCGTGTCGCGCTCCGGTCGAGCTCGAGAGTGCGGCACCTCACGCAGCCCGGTCGCCTTGCGTAGTAGCGGGATGAACTCCCGCTCCAACTTGCGCCGAGCCATCTTGCCCGACTGCGCCAGATACGTCACCGTCTGCGGCGTACCCAGTCGGCGGCACATATGCAGGCAGCGCCAGATCATCAGCGCAAGTAGCAGCGTCGTCTTTCCGCTCTGGCGCGGGACACTGATCACGACCTCTTCGTAGAACAACTCCCCCGTGTCAGGATCAACCTCGAGCGCAACATCAACCGCGTGCTGCTGCCACGGCATCAACGGCTTTCGCAGGCGCCTTGCGACCTCGCCCACCTCGTGGCCGAGCGTCACCCGCGACAGATCGCGCGGCGTCCCGAACCGCGGCAAGATCAGCAACGGCACTGGGGGTGATCCATCCGGCATCGGCTTCACCATCGTCTGCAACGGCACGCCCCTTTGCGATCAGGTCATCGAGCAGACCACGCAACGCCGAGACAGCGGCGGCAGCCGTGCGCGTCTTGCCCTTGTCGTCAGGCACCGAGGCGTCATCGATCTCGGTGGCCAACGCTGCGCCGGCCGCGACCAGCACCTGCACCTCCGGCGACCGTTGCGGTAGCCCGGCCTCGAACGCTGCGAACGCCATGCGAACCGACACCGCGCCCCCAATCATGCAGGTTTCATGCAGAAGCCATCCACCACGACCACAGAGGGTTGGAAGCGTGGCGCGCCGATCGCGATCAAGGGTGCGTCACGGCTGGTCGGCGACACGGAGGTGCTGGTGTCGGCGGGTAAGGCGTCGGGTCCGATGCGTGTGTTGCAGTCGGGCCGCAATCAG